TATGCGCTGGTATATCCCGGAATTGATATCGGCGGATGCGATGAATAAATTAATTACTGCGATCTTGCCATACGTTAGATCAGGCGATGTTAGGTCGGTAAATGAGATAGTGTTAGGTGTCGATCACGATGATTGCGACTGCCACGTGGTATTTTTTGCGTGGGAATATTTTAATCAATCGGCGCGAGATGAAATAACGGCTGATACCACTGACAAAGAGTTAGAAACTATTGCTACAGATTTTATCGCACAGGCTGAAGGCGAATGCGTTAAAATTATTGATGACACATTAACATACATGCGCGGTGTACGCGATGGGTTGATTGGTTAGGTGCGGTAGGGTGGGGTTCGGTTGGGTGGGGTGTGGTTCGGTGTGGTAAGGTAAGGGTTTTTTAAAAACAGGAGAGAGAGATGAAAACAGCAACGGTGTCATGTGAATTTGTTAGTCCATTTTCAATGAGTAAATTTGTATCGATTGAAAAAGAAAAAAAAGAAAATTTTGCAGATTATGAAAAAAGAGTTTGGCGGGAGCGGATGCACTATTTCCCCAAAACATTGGAAATCTTTATTCCGCCGATGATGATCAAAAATTGCCTTGCGGCGGTGGCTAAATATTTGTCGATGCAGATTCCCGGAAAAGGGAAATCTACATATACTAAACACTTTGAAGCCGGGATTTTGCTGTCAGAGGAAATCCCGCTGGGAATAAAACGCGATGATGTTGACGGTGAATGGCTGCATGTACCGTCTGACGGGCGCAGGGGTGGCACTACACGCGTTGCAAAATGTTTCCCTTACATCCCGGCTGGTACACAATTTAATTTTAACGCGCTGATCGTAGATGATACAATAACACGTGAGGTGTTTGAGTATCACCTCGAACAGGCTGGAAAATTTATCGGGCTGGGTAGATTCCGCCCGCGCAATAACGGATATTACGGACGGTTTAAAATTTTGTCTTTGTCATTTGAATAAATGTTTGTTCGGGTTGGGTGGGGTTGGGTCCGGTTGGGTCGGGTAAGGTGAGGTAAGTTAAGGGTATTTTTAACACAATAAAAATCCGTAAAGGATTTGAAAATTAATGTGGTCAGGTAGGGTCGGGTGAGGTTCGGTATGGTACGGTGAGGTAAGGTAAGGTAAGGGTTTTTAAACATGACAAAAATCCGTAAAGGATTTGAAAATTAATGCGGTGGGGTAAGGTCAGGTTGGGTGCGGTAAGGTGAGGTAAGGTCAGGTAAGGGCATTTTTTAATACACAAAAACATGGAGAGAAAATGAAAAACTTGAACTTTGAGCCGTCTATCGATACACAAAGCATCGTTAAATTTTTGCTGGAACTGGCTGATAATGCGCCGGAACGAATAATTAATTATAACGAATTATCGCAAATTATCGGTAAACCGATACAGCAAAACCGCCATTTCTTGGAATCAGCGAGGCGGATATTGATGCGTGACCACGCGTTTGTTTATGGTGTCATGCGTGGGGAGGGGATTAAGTTAATCTCCGGCGGGAAAATAGTTGATTGCGTTGGTGATAGGCAACACAAAGTAAATCGTTTTAATAAAAAATCTGGTAAGATTTTGTCTTGCGCTGAATTTGATAAACTGTCACAGCCGGAAAAAAATAAGGCCTTGACTTTACAGGCTACAATCGGCGCGATGCAATTAATGACATCTTACGGCGGACAAAATAAACTGTCTAGGACAATCGGCACAGCGTCCGCGCCTGTCGATGTTAAACGAGTTATTGACATTTTTAAAAAGGAGTAACCACATGGGGAGAAAAAGGATCGAAAACCCCGAAAAAAAATGCCGTGTTAATTTTTTGATCGGTATTGATTTGAAATCGCTAGGAGTACTGGAGAGATGAAAATAGTAAAACGAAAGTCATCGTGTCATTCCTGTAAATGCCTCCAAAGCCTTGGTGCAGGTCGTCCATATTGTATATTAAAATACCCTTTAGAACTAAGAGGTGATTATTTTATACCTTTTCCACGCATACCTTGCCCAAGACCAACAACAAATAAAGATTGTCTGACAGCAATGGCTGAATTTGAAACATGGCGTTGGAATGAAATCCACTCAAGAAGGGAGTAACCATGGGGCGAAAAAGGATCGAAAACCCAGAAAAAAAATACCGAATTAATTTTTTAATCGGCATTGATTTGAAATCGCAGATCGATAAAATGAGGGGTAGTGATAGTTTATCGACGTTTGTGAGGGATGCTATAATACGGAGGCTAGTAGATGGATACACGGATTAACATGCGCCCGGCTGGCGCGGTGAAATGTTCGCGGTGCTGTCACTGGGCTGCGTACTGGAGGGACAAACAGTACGGAGTTTGTACTAGAGTTGACGGTGGTGGCGATGTACGTATTTACACCGCACGGACGGACTGTAATTTTTTTACGGAGAGGGCAAAAAATGAGTAAACAAGAGATTATTGATTTTTTTAGTACGCATAAAATATGTCCGGACGAGAGGCAAAAGGCAATAGACAGTTGCGATAGTATGCATAAAGTGTGGCTAAACGCACAGCCGGAATTATTGATTTATATTGCCACATGTGTTTTGCCCGACAAAGAAGCAAGACTGTTTTCGTGTTGGTGCGTAATGCAGATATGGCATTTACTCACAGATGATATATTTAAAATTGCGGTTATTGTCGCGGAAAAATATGCCAGCGGGGAGGTTACTCCGGATGAATTAGATGCTGCGCGTGTAGCTGCTGATTTATTGGCTGGCGATGAGGCGACGTGGGCAGATAATGCGGCAAGATGGACTACTGACGAAATAGTTGTAGCGATAGATGTTGCCACGGCTTCGGCGTATGCTGCGGGGGCTCCGGTGCCAGTTGATGCTGGGTGGGCATATGATACTACAGTTGACGATGCTCGGGAGGCGCAGGCGGCATATCTGCGTGAGATGTTTAATCCATTTTTAAAGGATGAAACAAAATGAGTAGACACGAGGTAGTTGATTTTTGCCATACGCACTACGCTTGTGCAGATGGCAGGGATTGGGCGTTAAACAGTTGCGATAGTATGCACGAGGTGTGGTTAAAAGCGCGACCCGACTGGGTGGTCTGGGTTGCGACCAGACAGGGAGTTTTGCCGGAAAGAGACTTACGTCTTTTTGCCTGCTGGTGTGCAAGGCAGGTGTGGCATTTACTGACTGACGAGCGCTCAAAAAACGCTGTTATCGTCGCAGAAAAATATGCAGTCGGAGAGGCGACTACAGATGAATTAAAAGCTGCGTGTGCGGAGACGTGGGCGGCGGAGGCGGCGGCGGCGGAGGCGGCGTTGACAGCGGAGGCGTGTGCGGAGTGGTCGTCGGCGGCGGCGGCGGCGGCGGAGGCGGCGGAGGCGTGTGTGGAGTGGTCGGCGGCGGCGGCGGCGGCGGAGTGGGCGGCGTGTGCGTGGGCGGCAGAGGAGGAGGAGGTAGCGGCGAAGCTGGCGCAGGCGGCATATCTGCGTGAGCGTTTTAGTCCGTTCTTAAAGGAGGGTAAAAAATGAACGACTTACAAGCGGTTGGTGCGTGTTATTTTGTTTTGTTGGTTTGTCGAGCGATAGGAGTATTATAATGGGCGACTTGACAAAACCAAAACGGTTAATCAATATTACCGAACTGGGAAAATGTTATTCAGCGAAATTATACTGCGATGTGTATTTAGCGTCCCATGTCGCGGGATCGTCATGTCATAATTGTCATAGTTTCGCACAAAAAGCTGTCGAAAATTTCGATAAACTTTTTGACGAGGTATATACAGCATGACTAAAACAGACGCGGAATATATCGAGCATCGCGATAAAATGGCGCAAGCCAGCCGGGAGCGATCAGCGGCTGGCAGAGAGATAGGAGAGCCGCCACCGTGCGTTAATCCAGAACGCCGGGCGGCGGCTTTAAAATCATTGCAAAATTTCGCAATGACTTATTTTCCTGAAATATTTTATTACGAATTATCGGACGATCATAAACAACTTTTCGATCTAGCGGAACTATGCGCAAATAAAGGCGGTTTTTTTGCTATTGCTATGCCACGCGGCACGGGTAAAACCGTGATATGCCTGGTAGTTGTATTATGGGTTATATTGTCCGGTGAGCACAAATATATTGTGTTTATTGGCGCGACAAATGATGCCAGCGAAGAAAATATGCTAAAAATCAGGCAAATTTTGGAGTCTAATGATTTGCTTTATGACGACTTCCCGGAGGCTTGTTTCCCTATCCGCAAGATTGATGGCAGCCATATCAGATGTAAAGGGCAGACGATAAACGGTGTTCGTACAAAAATTTCCTTATCAGCGGAAAAACTTATTTTACCACGCGTTGATGGGGCATTATGCAGTGAGGCTATTATTCAATGTGCCGGTATGACCGCACGGATTCGCGGTAAAAACTACATGCGGACTGACGGTAGAGTTGTTCGCCCATCGCTTGTTATTATCGACGACCCACAAACAGAGGAATCAGCATATTCATTTACGCAGACAGATAAACGTATTAAAACAATTGATAACGCAATTACTAATTTACCCGCGCCGGGACAAAAAATAGCGGTATTAATGCCGTGTACTGTTATTTGTCCGGGCGATCTGGCTGACCATTTTTTAGATAGTGAAAAAAATCCTGACTGGTTTTCCGTGCGTATGAAATTGTTAAATTCATTTCCAACAAATATGAACTTGTGGGAAAAATACGCAGAAATTCGGGCTGATTCGCTACGTGTGAATAAAGACATTTCTATTGCTACCGAATTTTATAAACAAAACCTTGACGCAATGCGTGAGGGTGCAGAGGTTAGCTGGACAGCGCGATATAATAATGACGAAGTTGACGGTATACAATACGCCATGAATTTATATTTCAAAAATAAAATGAGTTTTTATTCTGAATTTCAGAATGACCCGCGAATAGAGGATGCTATTAAAGCCGATGTACGTATAACTCTGGCTGAACTTATGGGAAAACTAAACGGAATATCGGCTGGAGTTGTGGGAAATGAGGTAGAAAAAATAACAGCCTTTATTGACGTGCAGCAAAATTTGCTTTATTACGTTGTGTGTAGCTGGCGCAGAAACTTTGCGGGTGAAATAATAGAATACGGTACATTCCCGCAACAAAATGACGGTATGTTTGACACGCGGAGCGCGCGAATACGGATCGAACATGTTTTTCCGGGGCAATCGCTGGAAATGCAGTTATACAACGCGGCGGATGCTTTAACAAGCGATTTAATATCGCGTAAATATGCGTGTATTGGTGACGGTGAATTGCCTATCAATAAAATTTTAATAGATGCCAACTGGGCAGCGTCGCAGGGCAGTATTTATCAGTTAGCCGTTCACACACAGCATAAAACCGTTATATTTCCTGCTCATGGTAAATTCGTAGGTGCTGGCAATTTGCCTATGACTGAATACTCAAAAAGACCGGGAGAAAAATTAGGTTTTAACTGGCTATTGTCAAAAGGGCGAGGCAAACGCACGACGCATTTTATAAATTTTGATGCAAACTTTTGGAAATCTTTTTGCGCTTCGCGTCTTAAAATGGCTATTGTCGATAAGGGAATTAATATTTATGGCGATGCAAAAACAAACCATGAATTATTATTTGAACATTTAACGGCTGAATATTCTGTTAGGACGACCGGGCGTGGGCGCGTTGTAGACGAATGGAAAATTCGACCGGATAAAACTGAAAATCACTGGTGGGATTGTCTTGTCGGTTGTGCCGTTGGGGCATCTGTCGAGGGAATATCGTTAGAGGAAATCGGCGTCGGAGACGAAAAGAAGAGGAAGCGTTTGGGTGAAAAAATTTCACTTGCCGCAAAACAGAGGGAGGGCAAAAAATGAGTACACAAGATATATTAGACTTTTTTAGTAAACACAGAATATGTATTGACGATAAGCATTTAAAGGAAATTATAAATAACCATACATCGATGCACGAAGTATGGCTGACAGCTACTCCAGATTTATTGATTTATATTGCCACATGTGAAGGCATGATAGGTAATAACCAATTGCGTTTATTTTCTTGTTGGTGCGTTAGGCATATATGGAATTTACTGACAGATGAACATTCAAGAAACGCCGTGATTATCGCAGAGAAATACGCTGTAGGTGAAGCGACGGAGGATGAATTAGCGGTGGCGCGTGCAATGGCATGGGTTGCACATGGTGAGGTTGGCGGGCTAGTGTATGAAGCTGCGGCATTAGCAGCATGCAGTAATGATTGGTTGTATCATTGCGTGCAACGATGCGCAGTAATAACGCGCTATGCGCAGGCAAAACGATCGTTTTTTTCTTATATCTATAAGAAAAGATTACGTGTAATTGCTGAAACGCAAGCAGCATATTTGCGAGAACATTTTAGTCAATTTTTGCAGGAGGGTAAGAAATGAAAAAAAATAAAGACATCAAATTGTGTCCGACAATACCTATTCCGGATAATAGTAAATATCACGTGTGCCGATGTGGGGTTAATGTTAGCGCGTTAAACTCGTTAGGTATGTGTCAGCATTGCAGGGAATTGGACGTTGATACTAGGTTTTCAGGTTTCGACGAATACGAAAAAAATTACGACGATAGATTAGAAGCTGGGTTTGCGCTATTAGCCGGAGATGGATATTATGGCGATTAGAATTAATACGCGACGTAAGGCATTTTACTGGCATGAGTTGGAGTTATTAAATTCGTTTGCAGAATATGACGTTTTCGATTTTTTGGAAATATCTATTGCGCGGATTGAAAAAAAAGAGGCGGATACGTTGGCTATTGATAAAGATAAATTTATCAAACAAGATTTAAAAAAATATGCGCGAGTAATTAAAGAGCGTAAACAGGCTGATATTGTATTTGCGCAGGCGAAAGCGTTAGACGATTCAATGCAAAATTTTCGGTGTCCGAATTGCGGTAGGCGTAGATGTAATTATGATTATCACGTTCCTTGTGTACGACATAATAAAATTCGCGTTTTTTGTGACGACTGTAAAAATTTTACTTTATTTAAGTTTCCCAGCGCATATTCAGTCGTTGATATGATCGATTTCATTGACGCGGAAACACCGGCTGAAATTAAAAAATTTATATCTGTTTACTCACATTACTATATTTGCCCGGCGTGTGACGATGAATTATTATCTATCACTTTGATAGATAGTGACAAGCCGAATCCGAGGGCTAAAAGGCAGAAAAACACTTTTGAATGTTATTGCCCGGTGTGCGGGCTTAAAAAACGCGTAAAATGGCGCGGTGCTTATACCAAACCTGACATACTTCAAAAGCTATGCGAAACAGTTAAAAAAATATAAGTATATATCACATATAGATTTACAAGTAAAACACGCTTTATTGCGTGTTTTTTTATTGACTTATACCTATCAATATGATAGTATCTATCAACATGACAGACTATTCGACGCAGATAACCGATGCCGTTAATGGTCACAGGAAAGTCACCTCGGATGGGGTGACCGTCGAATCACACCCATTAAAAGACCTTATTGAGGCGGATCGCTACGTATCAGCAAAAGCGGCTGGGCATAAATCAATACGTTTATCACGCATGATTAATCCGGGGGCGATCGATTAAAATGTCAATACTCGATAAAATTTTAATGCGCGAAAAAAAGCCAGACGTTAAAGCGTCCGGCGGTCACGCGCATCGGAAAGTTTTATCATGGTATGATGCCGGGAAAACAAATAACAGCACAAAGAAACACTGGCTTGGTGCTGACGCATTAAGCGCGGATAATGCGGCATCGCCTACTATTCGGCGCAGGATTGCCCACCGGGCGCGATATGAGTTTGCTAATAACTCATATTGTTTTGGCATGTGTACAACTATCGCAAATGACACCGTCGGAATTTCACCGCGGTTGGAAATGCTAACCGACGACGAAAATTTTAATCGTGAGTTTGAAAACGTTTTTTCGAAGTGGTTTCAATCCGCAAATATTGCCGAAAAAATACGCACTGCCCGGCTGTCAAGATTAGTTGATGGCGAATCCTTCGTTATGATTGGCAATAATCCGGGAATACGTGATAAAGTTAAATTAGATATCGCGTTGATCGAATGTGACCGCGTTCAAGGCGATTTTGGCATTTTATCGCCTGACGACATAGACGGCATTAAACTTGATCAATACGGCAATCCGAAATCATACCGCGTGTTAAAATCACATCCGGGCGATAGTATGCCATCGACCGAAGCATATAATATCGACGCTGAATACATGATACATTACTATACATCGACACGTCCGGGGCAGCATCGCGGCATATCAGAATTAACGCCTGCGTTAGATAGGTTCGGAATGATGCGCGATTACTCGACCGCATGTTTGGAATCAGCGCAAAGCGCGGCTTGCTATGCAGGCGTATTGACGACCGACACGCCAGCGGGCGAAGCGGAAGAAATTGAAGCTCTCGAAAGTTTTGAGCTATCGCGTAACATGCTTTTAACCCTACCGCAAGGTTGGGATATGAAGCAGAATACGCCCGCTCATCCGGTCGCAAATTATCAGGAATTTATTGACGCGTTAATATCAGAGATTGCCCGTTGCCTAAACATTCCGTGGAATATAGCGGCGGGAAAATCGAAGGATTATAATTTTGCAAGTGGACGTTTGGATACTCAAACATATTACCGTTTGATTGATATCGAACGCAACCGTATTAAACATTTATTTTTAGATAACCTCTTACAAAAATATATTGCCGAATACGTGTTAGTTTATGGAGTGCCGCGCGGAATAGATTTAACCAGATTGAATTATAAATGGTATTTTGACGGCTTTGAGCCGAACGACCCAGTCAAAACAGCTAACGCACAAAAGACACGTTTAGAACTTGGCATTACCACTCTTGCAGATGAAACCGCACGTGATGGCAAACACTGGGCGGACGTAATGGAACAACGCGCAAAAGAAGCGGCTTATCAAATGGAACTAAATAAACTTTACGGTATACAGGAGCCAGATGAAAATGTCACACAAAATTGAAATTAAAGCGGCTGAAAAATCAGACGGAGCGACGGTTTACGGTGTGGCATATACCGGCGGCAAAATGTTTGTGGGCGGATATTATAATCCGGTCGTTGTGGATTTGTCTAGCCTTGAAATACCGGCTGAAATACCGCTGCTGTTGAATCACGATAACAGCACAGACACGCGCATCGGAACTGTTTCGGCGGTCGTAGTCGATGGACAGTTATTAATCGACGGAAAAATACTTGCCGAAAATGAAGCCGCACAAAACGTCATTGCACAGGGTAAAAAGGGCGGTGATTGGCAGGTGTCAATCGGTGCAAATTCTTCTCCCGATTCTGGCGTTAAAATTACCACGCTTGAAAATGACGAAACGATAATCGTCAACGGAAAAACAATTACCGCTCCCGCTGAAGTAATAAGCGGAATGGTTTTGCGGGAAGTGTCTATTGTAGCAGTTGGTGCTGATAAAGATACAAGACTGGAGATCGCAGCCAGTTTTAAATTAGAAGGTTTTGAAAGCCTTATTGCAAAAAAGGGGAAAACAATGAGCGTGCCAAAAGTCGAGCCAAAAGTCGAGCCGGTACAGGCTGACAACAGCGCGGAAATCAAAGCCGCAAGTGAATCAGGAATGAACGCCGAACGCAATCGCGTATCGGAAATCGCTAGTTTGTGCGCTGGCGAACATGCAGAATTACAGAGCAAAGCAATTTCAGAGGGCTGGACTGTCGGATTGGCTGCTCAAGAAATTTTGAAAGCCACCCGCGAAAAACGACCGACTATCGCGCCGGAAATGATCACCGCGAAAAATGAAACGTCCAAGGCTGACGAATTAAAAACGCTTACAGCCGCGTTGAATATTCGCGCTGGACACGACGAAAATAAACTGGTTAAAGAACTTGGCGAAGCCAGCGTCGAAGCCGGTTATAAAATGCGTAATATCGGGCTGAAAGAAATTTGTGCTGAATGTGCCCGCATCGAAGGCAAACCAGTTTCACGCGCTTTCGGAAATGACACGATTCGCGCTGCATTTTCTACGACCAGCCTTCCGTACATTTTGGGCAACACTGCAAATAAAGCCTTGCAGACTGCTTACAGTGCTCACAACGTAACAGCTACTATTCTCTGCAAACCGTCCGACGTAAATGACTATAAACAGGCTAACCGCATTCGCGTTACCGACATCGGCACCCTCGAAGAAGTTGCTGAAAACGGCGAGATTGTTAACGGTCGCATGAGCGAAAACAACGCAACCGTTCAAGCGCACCAATATGCCAAAATGTTTACGCTGACCGAAAAAATGGTTATTAATGATGACCTCGGTGCATTTCTCGAAATCCCGAGCATGTGGGGTATTAAGTCTGCCAGATTTGTTGATAACAGATTTTACACTTTGTTGCTATCGAATCCGGGCAGCTTCTACGCCAGCGGAAACAATAATTATTTAAGTGGTTCTGATAAAGTGTTGAGCGCGTCAAGCCTTGACGCTGCAATCGTGTTGATGCGTAAACAGCTTGACGCAGACGGTCAAAATATTAATCTGCCTCCACGTTATCTGGTTGTGCCGAGCGAGCTTGAGTTTATCGCTAAACAGCTTATCAATAGTAAACTGTTGGCCGCGAAGGGTTCGACCGACGCAACTAACCTCCCGACCGAAAACCCATTTGCAACGTCTGGTATTGAGGTTGTGGTTGCGCCGGAACTATCAAATACTAACTACACCGGCGCAAGCTCTGTCGGATGGTATTTATTTACCGATCCGCGTATTGGTAACAGCTTTGAAATCAGCTATCTACGCGGACAGCGTACGCCGGTTGTCGAGCAGGTTGACCTCGCCGCAAACATTCTGGGTATTGGTTACCGCGTTGCCTTCAGCTTTGGCGTTGACGACATCGATCCAAAGGCAAGCGTTTTCAGCAAGGGTTCTGCCTGATAATTAACATTCAGCCGGGTGGGCGATACCTGCCCGGCATGTTTTAAACTCAAAAAAAACAAAGGAGATATAATGGCAGCTTATTTTAAAAAAGAAGGCTTGATGATTGACTACATACCGTCAAGCGCAGTAACCGCCGGTGACGTTATTGTTCAGGGCGAACTCGTGGGTATTGCTACTCATGATATCGCAGCAAATGCTCTCGGCGCAATAGCCGTCGAAGGTGTGTTTCAAATGGTCAAACTTACCGGAGATGGCGGCATAACCGCTGGCGCGGTTGTGTATTGGGACGTAGCTGACGGTGCTGTAACGACCGCAAGCGATTCCGGCACTAATAAACGTCTTGGTGTTTGTATCGCTACCGTGACAACCGAAACAACCGTCATGGTTAAACTCGGCAACTATGCCGCGAGTGCTTAATGTCTAATATGCTTTCGGACGGCGTTACATGGTTAGCCGCACAGATTAAGTCTAATGCTAGTGAGACGATCACTTATAGCAGGGGCGCGGCAACTGTAACGCTGTCCGTCACGCGAGGATATACCGAGCACACGGAACTAGATGGCGATGGCTTCCCGATATTGACGCACACGCAAGATTTTATTTGCACGACGGCGGATTTGATTTTATCGGGAAGCGCGGCGATACCGCAAAAAGGTGATGTGATAACGGATGCTGGAGGTGTTACTTTTTCGGTTTATCCGCCTTCCGGCGGAACGCCTTACCGGTACTCTGATCCGTACCGTACAATGTTACGGATTTACACGCGGGAGAGGTAGCAATGGCAAATAGGATTATAACTTTAGCCGATGCAGTAACGAGCGCGATTAACGCTGCTACGTTTACTACGTCGTTTACCGCTACGCGAAAAAACCGTCCGGAAGTTAATTTGACCGCGCTGTCCAGTTTGGTCGTTACCGTTACCGCTGGAGATGTGCAACGCGATTCAATGAGCCGTGCTAAAGAGCGTTTCGATGCTACTATATTAATCGCATTGCAAAAGCAAGCGGATTCTAAATCCGCAGAGGATGCGGTGTTGACGTTGGCAGATGAAATCGCCGATTGGTGTTTTAGTAAAGATTACGGTAGCTTCCAGCACATACAAACGCGGCATGAGCCATTAATTCAGGCTGATAACCTTAACGAAACAGGGGTAATCACTAGCGTAATTGCGTTGCAATTTATCGCTATCATATAGGGAGTATAACATGTCATACGCACACATGAGTGTGGGGGCGGAAATCACCCTGACAGGTGCCGCACAAAAATTAACCGCTGCCAGTTTGGTATGCCGCTGTCAAGTCGATGCGCCACCGACCAACACAAGCAACGTCACATTAACGCTTGCCAATGGCGGGACGCGGACAATGACACCTGGTAGCCGCGTCACTTTTAACAAGGTCGATGTTTACGCGTTGACGGTGCAGGGCACTTCCGGCGATGTTTGCGGGTTCGATGGGGAGATCGAATAATGGAATATTACGGCGGCGGTGGCGGAACTGGTACTGGTGACTGGACAGAGCGCAGCACTTTTGACGCTGGGGAAAATTTATCCAGTGGAGATTTTGTAAATTTGTACGACGACGCTGGAACGATAAAGGCGCGAAAAGCTGACGCGGCTTTAGGTTATAAAGCGGATGGCTTTGTGCCGAGCGCGGCGGTGTTGGGTGCGCCGGTTATCGTTTACGCCGAAGGCACTAATAAATATTGTGCGGCATTGACGGCGGCAACGGTGCAATATTTATCCGCCGTAACGCCGGGCAAAACAACGGAAACGCCGCCCAGCGGAACGGGCGAACTTGTCCAGCGCGTGGGTGACGCAATCAGCACGACTTCAATATTTGTGGAATTAGGGCAGCCGGTTTTATTGGCATAATCAAAGGGGCTGACATCATGGATTTAATGCAAGTTGCAGTTACGATTATCTTTGCCCTGATTGGCGTTGTGTGGGGGATGTTATCCAGCCGGATAACGCGGATCGAAAAAGACCACGCTTCCGCAATGGCTAAAATCGATTCGATGCACGAAAAAATATTTGACCTACTAAGACAGATTCAAGCTGACGTTCACAAAATTTCCGTCGAAGCGGAAAGAGAAAAGCAGGATTGCCTGCAAACATTTATGCTCAAAAGCGATTGCCGCGAACGGCATCCAATCAAAAAGTAAAGGGGAATAAACATGGCACAGAAACCGATTCAAATTATCGCGGGGAATTTAATCGAAGTCGAAGCCAACACTACAAGCGCGGGGGCGGGTGATAGCGGAAAGATAGTTGCTTTAGACTCAACTGGTAAATTGGACAATACCCTATTACCGCCGGGAGTAGGCGACGAAAGCAAAATATTGCCAGCCAGTGAAGACCTTGCCGCTGGTGACTTGGTCAACGTGTGGGACGATTCAGGCACAACTAAGGTTCGTAAAGCCGATGCCACCACAGCCGGTAAAGAAGCAGACGGTTTTGTGTTGTCGGTCGTAACCAGCGGCAATAATGCAACTGTTTACGTTGACGCAATTAACAACGCGGCAACTGGATTAACCAGCGCATCGGCATTGTATCTATCTGCTACTGCGGGTCTGACGACTGCTACCGCGCCGAGTGCAAGTGGCAACGTTGTCCAGCGCGTAGGACGTGCATTAAGCACAACTGAATTTACTTTTGCGCGTGGAGATGCTGTAACTTTGGCTTAATTGTTTTAGATTTGTCCAGTGTTGGTGCGGTAGGCTACCTCTCTCCCGGCTGCCCGCCACACTGGATATTTAGGGACGCATATAATGGCAGAACGTAGACCGCTGGTGAATATATCGGGTAGTTTGCAGGAGTTGCCCACAGGTGACACCCTGCCGGGAGCGGCTGCTGCATCGTTTTTTACCGGTCTGATTATGCCGTATATTGGCACAACCTCACCCAGTGGGTGGATATTGGCAACTAGTGCCAGTGCAATCCGGACGATAGGTAGCGCGGCAAGTGGATCAGATTACGCGAACGCAGACGCAGAGGATTTATATACCTTATATTATAACGCAATGACCAATACCGAAGCTCCGGTCAGTAGCGGCAGAGGTGCAAATGCAGCGGCGGACTTTGCGGCTAATAAAACATTGACAATGCCAGACCCACGAGGTCGTTCTTTAATTGGTACTGGTCAAGGTGGTAGTTTAACCAGCAGAACGCATGGTGCGGTTGGTGGTGCAGAAACACATCAATTGAGTACTGCAGAACTGGCGGCGCATAATCACGCATTTAATTATAATGACGCAATGAATGGAGTAGCGGGTAATGTTGGTGCAGGGACTCAAGGCACTACTGCGGCACTCACCGTAACCAATAATAAAGGTTCCGACACAGCGCATAATAACATGCAGCCTTGGGCGGCAGTAAACCTGATAATAAAACTTTAAGGGGAGAGTATGAAAATACGTCACACAAGAGATGGTAGAGTGTGGATTGATAATCAAGTTGTGAGTCTTGCCGATGTTCAATCGGTTATAGCTGGCTATGCGTTACCGTCGGGCTATACGCATTTTAATTATTCAACAACTGGGGAATTAACAAATGCCGGATTTGATAGCAATGGAAATCAAAAAGTTTTACCTGATAGTTTTATAAATATTTTAAATTCCGTTGCCGAAAATTCAGCGGCAATTATCGCGGCGCATGATGCAATTATCGCGGAAGCGGAAGCCGAAGCCGAATCCGCCGAAGCCGCTAGAATTGCCGCGTTGCCTTATGATAAAAAGCGCGAAATTGAATATATAAAAGAAGGAGTGACCACAGACAAATTAGTTGTCGCTTTGTGGGAAATGGTTGTCGAAGGGCGCACTTCAGTAGATGTCGGCGCGGACGCAATACAAGCGAAACGCGAAGCGATTAAAACGCTAATACCGAAAGGCTAACCAATGGCAGAGCGCAGACCATTAACGATAATCGCAGGGGCAATTAAAGAAGTGCCTCACGGCGATACACTACACGCGCCGATTATAGTCAGCGCAAAATCATTTATGTCGGACAGTTTAGAAGAGTTGACTACTGGCGTTTGTCGTCACGATGCGGATATTGATTTTCCGCGTGAAGTCGCGCCGTCTGGTGCGTTAATGTCAGCGTCTGCGTTTCAACTTTCCGACATTAAAATAAATCAGGGTGAAACGGTTTCAAATTTTGTTGTGTATTTTGAATGTAACGATGCGTCAAGCGGGACAACTCCACAGCTTAAAATCCGAGCCGAAGCGTTAGACGATGCGACCGCTTTTGCAGCGACACCTAACAATTTAACCGCACGGACAAAAACCACGGCTAAGGCAACTTGGACAATTACTGACGCGTGGTCGGTCGGTGTGCATTATCCGTCGCCGGATTTGAGCGCGGTAATCCAAGAGGTCGTTAATCGTCCGGGGTGGGCGTATGGTAATGCTATAAATATATTTATTGAACTTGACGATGGGCAGACCGACAACGGCAACGGTCGATCCGCTTACGACCATACAAACGGTAATTATATGGAGTATACAGCAACTTCTACGTTAGCTGATAATGTTATTTATGATGGTGGCAACACAGCCGGACGCGCAATAACTATCGGCACGGTGGATGACTACGGCATAAACATAATCCAGAACGGAAATGTAGTCGCTACGATTGACGACACCGATGATTTTACATGGAATCCTAATAAGAGTAACGCCATGTCTTTCTCCATTAATAACGTAAACGGCGCGGCAATCTATGTGCCGAGTCTTGGCGGTGATATGGTTATCGGGCGCACTGATACCGTTAATATCGGCATCGGTGGAGCGTCAGATACCGATTTTGTTGTAAAACGTTTAACTGCTAACGGCGGTGGCAATGGGCTGGCTTATGATTGCGGCAATGATAACTGGACTGTAACTTGTGACCAATTCCGAATTAACGCGGACGAAAGTATAACGTTTAACGGTAATTTAATAATCGAAGGCACAGCGGGTCTTGACGTTAATCCGGGTTCTGACACCGACGCAGATTTAATTACCGTAGGCGTTACTGGTGCGCCTAAATTATTTTGGGACGAAAGCGCGGATCAGTTTGAAGCAACCAAACCGATTATTGCGATTGGGGTGTTTGGTGAGTTTAAGGTTACCGCGTCGACAACAATCACTGTATCTCTTGCTGATACATATTATCAATTAACAGGGGCTAATGTATCAGAGGGAGTTATCAGTGTTGTCACGTGGAGCGGCGCAAATTATCAATTAATTGTCCCTGACGGGATGTACCACGTAACCGCTGCGGTTTCTTTTAGTGGATCAACTGGCGATACCATAACCGCCGCGATATTTGCAAACGGCGTAGAAGCCGGTAATACAAAAGTCATGCGCAAACTGGGTGCAATCGATGTGGGCGCAATAGCTTTAACAGGGATAATAACTGGCAGCACTGGAGACACCTTTGACATTAGGTTTAAAAATGATAACACAAATAATATAACTGTGGAAACTTGTAATGTAAGCATTAACAGAATTGGCATACCTTTAGGTTAAAACTTTAAGAGCGGTAATTAATTAAACGCCTTTAAAAGGCACAGAAAAAGGGGAAAACATGAGTCATGTACTTGGCATGAACGCGAAACTTTACCGCAATACCGCGACGTATGGAACGCCTACGTGGGATCTAGTCGGTAATGTCCGCGACCTTACGCTGGCACTTACCAAAGATGTCGCAGACGTAACCACGCGTGGTAACAATGGATGGAAGGCAGAGGTCGGAACGCTTAAAGACGGTTCGGTTGACTTTAGCATGGTATGGAACACGGCGGACACGGACTTTACCGCGATACAGACCGCGTTTTTAGCTGGCACGTTAATTGACTTTGCGGTAATGGATGGCGATATTACCACGCCGGGCAGTCAGGGACTTCGCGCTGAATTTGACATTATGACTTTCAGCCGTAACGAAAACTTGACCGAAGCATTAATGGTCGATGTCAGTATGAAGCCGGGCTACTCCGATAACGCGCCAATCTGGTATACCGTACCGACACCGTAAGGGTAAGACAATAGGGAGATAAAAAATGCGTTACGAAAAAGTCAAATGTGAATGTGGTCATGAATACGCTGCAATGTGCGGGAGAACTACTCCCGCACAATGTAGTCGTTGCAAAAAAACCGAAAACATGGGGGGAGAAAATGAAGGCGAAACAAAACGAAGTCGAAAAAGAAAAAACGATTTTCCAAGACAGCCAGAATCGAACGTACAATATTCGGATAACGATATTGACGATCGATGCGATCCGCGACCGGCTGGGGATTGATATCACAGAGCCGCAAGATTTGCTGACGGTTAGCCTTGACCCGGTTAAAATTTGCCGTGTGGTTTTCGCTTGCGTCGAAAAACAAGTCGAAGCGCAAGGATTAACCGAAAGTGAATTTTACGAATCGATGGATGGCGATAGCTGGGAATCAGCGGCGGAGGCGATGCTTGAAGCATACGTAAATTTTTGCCCGCCACGCCGGCGCGAGATGATACGGCTGGCGGTGAACAACGCGCGGACGGCGGAGGCGGAACTAGTAAGCCGGATAACAAAGCGGCAGAACGAATTAAATCTAAATACGGTTATATCGGATGCGTTAGACGGCAAGTAGTTTGCGGTCTGGCGGTGTCTGGGTTACCGTATGCGGGCTGGACGTTACGCGAAATTTGCGATGCGGCGGAACGTGTTGATAGTGCGGCATGGTATCGCATGTCATTGCCGGTTGCCGTAGCAATAAATATGCGGCAAAAATCGAAGGCTAAGCAGATTCCGTACGACGCTTTTTCACCGTATCGGGAATCAAAGAGTTTGGGCGGCAATAAAATAAAATTGGACGCATCGTCGATATCGATGTTAAAGATGTTTTTACCGGAAAACGAGAGAGGAAAAAAATGAACATTGACAACGTGCTTGAAATGGCGTGGAAACTTGTAAATTCTGATTTTGGTTTTGCAATGGTGTTATCTGTCACTGCGTTTATCATTAATAGGGTTTATGCAGCTAAACCGCAATGGCAGATTTACGCGGATAAATACCGGGGCACTATCGTTTCAGCAATTCGACAGGTGGAAAAAACTATTCCGGATAACGTTGAAAATAAACACGTGCGGCGATTTGACGAAGCGTTGAAAATCGTTTGCGCTGGTATTGCGCGAGCGGAAGGAACTACTCCTAACGCAGTTGACACGCGGGCTATCGCCGAAGCCATAAACGCATTGCATAACGAGATTAAATAACTTTGTGTCTGGCTATAGTTTTACTAGTTACCGCTTGGGCTATTGTGTTATTAGAGTGGGGTGATAAAAAATGACACGATGCCACATAGAGGTTTGGGCGGTATCAGACGGCGCGGAAATTATCGGCATCTATAGCTGCCGGATTAACGCGCAAAAGATTGTCGATGTTAATCCGGTAACACGGATTGCGAAACAGTTTGAGATTGACGCGAAGGGAGAAAACGATGCAACTGATAATAAACATTGTAATTGCACTTGCGAGAGTGATATTCCCGGCGATGCTGGATAGCGCGAAGCCAACACATATCGAAGCCACGACGCAGCCAAAACTAAAAAAACAATTACGGAAACAGATAATGGGCAAGTGGTATATCGCGCTTGCCCTTGTTCTTGTGCTTTGCGCTAGTGGATGTAAACTATTCACCCGGACAATTTACGTACCGCACGGTGAGCCGGTAAAGCTGGCGCAACCGCTTAAAGGTGTTGCCGTCTGGGTAATGACTCCGGATGGGCAGGTGCTGACGCAAATGGATATACCCGAAGGGTGGTATTGTTTACCGCTAGACAATAGCGACGACGACATCGCAGAGGAAGGGCTTTTACCGGAAATGAAACCGGGTGCGTGTTACAAGCAAAACTGGGCGGATATCAGATAATGTTTCAAGCGAAATTTACCCCACACTTTGACCGCAAGTTTTCGCAGCGATTGCCTGCAACTTACCATGATCGCACACAGCGCGGCATAGTGGCAATGTCAAAGTATATATATCGGGTTGCGCGGAATAGTATTCGATATCGTAAAAATAAACAGCTTGCAAGTCCGGCTGAAAGACCGCCATACACTCACGTAAAAACCGGTGGTCTTAAAAATATTATCCGCACGGTCAATAATAAAAAATCTGTCATTGTCGGCTTTTTGGCTTCACGTTTTGCGTGGGGCGGAATTAAAAAGCATGAATTCGGTGGAACTTTCCCGAACACGTCGGGGCTGGCAAATGCAGCGCGATTAAACGCACGGTTGCGCGTGGGTGGCTCTGGGCCCGTGCGTTATGGTAGGATTAAAAAGCGAACACCCCAAAACGTGCCGAAAAACATTAAGACTGTTTACAAAAATTTAGTCTGGGGAAAATTGCGAAGCGATAGACAGGTCGAGCGGTCACGCGATATTATTGACGCTATATCTAAACGGCATCCGCAATTTTCGCTTAATGCAAAATCAACTGCAAGGTATCCAAGACGACCGACATTTAATTTGTTTTTGCAAAGGCACAAAACAAAATTAAATGACATCTTTAATAATAGCGTGAGGGTCAAATAATGAGTGCAAGCGATATTAAAGCGGGTGGTGGATATGTAGAGTTAACGCTACGTGATAATTTGAAAGAGCAACTTGACACAGCGCAAAAAAAGATTAAAGCATTTTCCGAAAATATCAGCAAAATCGGCAGCCAATTTTTAAAAGTTGGTGCGGCAATATCCGCGCCGTTTGCTATCGGCGCAAAAGAGTTTTCACAATTTGAAACGCAGATTGCAAACATATCGACGCTTGGAGATTTTCCAAAAGAGACGCTAAAAAACTTTGAAGCCGGTTTGCAAAACATGGCTATCAAATTCGGGGAAAGCACGGAGACTTTGTCTAAAGGCTTGTATGATATTATTAGTGCATCGGTGCCAGCGGCTGACGCTCTGGATGTGTTGGACGTGGCAGCAAAGGCGGCAACCGCTGGATTGACTGATACTGGCGTAGCGGCTGACGCGATCACGACCATACTAAACAGCTACGGCAAAAACGCGAGCCAAGCGGCTGATATATCAGACCTATTATTCACCATTGTCAAGCGTGGTAAAACGACCTTCGGGGAACTTGCCCCGGCAATTGGTAACGTTGCCAGCATTGCTGCCAGCGGCGGCGTTGGGCTGGACGAATTGGGCGCATCACTTGCAACCTTGACACGTGCGGGCGTTAAAACCGATGCCGCCGTTACCGCCGTAACGTCGATTATAACCGCGTTTTTATCGCCTTCTGCGGAAGCGGCTAGTTACGCCGAGGAACTAGGCTTTAGTATGAATACGGCTACCCTGCAAAGCGAAGGATTAATTGGAGTCTTTAAAAAAATAAGCGGGTTGCCAGCGGATGCGATATCAAAATTATT